TTAGGAATTATCCAACAGGAATAAATGAAACTATTCAAGTAATATCTGTTAATCAAGATGTATACGGTAGTAAAATATTACCTACTACCTTTATTATGTCTTCTTCTGTTTACTTTATTGTTGATGATGGATATGGTAATCTTATAGACTTACAAGGAGAAACAGATAGATATATTAATATTAACTATTTTGATTACGAAGGTTACTTTGCAGAAAACGTAATAACCCCTGAAAATTATATAGGAAATATATTTTATGCTCAAGGAATAGCTGTTATAACAAATCAAGATCTATCAACAGCCCCTGAAACAGATAATTGGCAAATATCTTTTAAAAATGAACATATCATTTATGAAAATGAAGTTCGTTGTTTAGTAAAAGAAAGTGATTATAACTTATCTTATAACCCATCACTCATAACTGGTAGTTATACAGGTAGTATTTTAAGAAATTTTGCTACTGGCTCTGATTTTTACACCTACGCTACTACTTTAGGACTATACAATGACAATAATGAATTATTAGCTGTAGCTAAATTTGGTAAACCCATGTTAATGTCTCCTGATACTGATATGACTTTTGTTGTGAAATATGACACCTAATGATTAAGCTATTAAATCTTTTAAAAGAAATAAAATACACTAAACCCAATTTCGACATTGAGTGGGAAGAAGCTATCAGATATCCAGAACTTAAAAAAATGGGAAAGGAGGAATGGAAAAAAATAGCTAATCAAGGATACATTATAAAATATTCTAAAATTAAAGATGTATTAGGTAATATAGATTTAAATTTTAACAAATTAGAAGAACCTAAAAAAGATAGATTTAATAAATCATTTTATCAAAATAAAGTAGAAATACCTATAGCAGTAAAATTTAATGATCAAGACTATGATCTGTTAGCTGGAAATACCAGACTGTCAGGATTAATAAATAAAGGAATAGATCCATCTATTTGGATAGTTGAAATATGATACACAAGTGGAAAAGTTGGGATATACCTAATCCCGAAAAATATTATGGTTTTGTTTATAAAATTACCAATTTAAAAACAGGTAAATTTTATATTGGTAAAAAAGTGTTTTGGAATAATAAAAAACACAAACTCACTAAAAAACAACTTGCTGAACAAACTGGCCCAGGTCGCAAACCAACTCACGAAATAATTCGTACTGAAAGCGATTGGCAAAAATATTGGGGGTCTAATAAACAATTACTTACTGATATTAAGGAATATGGCGAGGAAAATTTTGATCGTTGGATCCTAATACAATGCAAAACTAAAAAAGCATTAACATATTACGAAATGCATTTCCAGTGTAAAGAAGAAGTTCTGATTGGAAAGGACAGATCATACAATGATAATATACTAGGTAAATTCTTTACTAAAGACTTGTTGTAGGCAAAGTTATTTCGTATATTTGAGGTTATGGATAATACAGCGCTTCTATTTTTAGTGGAATCCGTACTAGGCAAAGGGCAATCTACAAGTAAAGGTAACTATGCCTTTAAGTGTCCATTTTGCACACACCATAAAAACAAAATGGAAATTAACTTGCGCACAACAGCTAAACGTGAGAATTTTTGGCATTGTTGGGTGTGTGGTGCTAAGGGTAAATCGTTGCTTTCACTATTTAAGAAAATTAAAGCACCACAAAATAAAATTGCTGAATTAAATATTCTAATAGTCCCTAACAAGAAAGAAATTAGTGTATCTTCAGATATACTTGAACTTCCTAAAGAATTTATATCTTTTTCAAATATAACTGAAGATAGAATTATACAAATTGAAGCGAAACATGCTTTAAAGTTCCTTAAAAAACGTGGTCTTACACAAAATGACATTATAAAATATAATATTGGTTTTTGTAAAGAAGGCAAATATGAAGGTCGCGTTATTATACCTTCATACGATGCTGATACTAAATTAAATTACTTTATAGCACGTGACTATAAAGAAACATCATTACAAAAATATAAGAACCCACCTGCATCCGCTAAAGATGTTATTGGGTGGGAATTATTTATAAATTGGGATGCACCAATTATCCTTGTAGAAGGGATATTTGATGCTCTCACCATTAAACGAAATGTTATTCCTTTATTTGGAAAAATAATACACGGAAAACTAATGGAAAAATTAGTTAAAGCCTCTGTTGATAGAATTTATATTGCTTTAGATGCTGACGCTAGGCGCGATGCTTTGAAACAAGCTGAAATGCTTATGTCATACGGTAAAGAAGTATATCTTGTAGAAATGGAAGGTAAAGACGCTAATGAAATTGGTTTTGAACAATTCCTTAACACTCTTGAGCAAACAAAACCTCTGAATTTACAGAGCTTGCTTGAGAAAAAACTACAACTAATATGATTGACAGACACGTTAACGTCATAAAAGACCCTAAAATTAAGCGCATCGTTGAGTACAGCCAAGGAGACAAGCAAATTAATGTTTTAGACTCCCGATTCTATAGACGCAACGACAAATACTATCCTTCAGTAACATCAGTATTAAATTATTTTCCTAAAAATAAATTTTTCCATGAGTGGCTTAAAGATGTAGGTCACAATGCTGATATCATTGCTTCTAGAGCAGCATCTGAAGGTACACAAGTACACACTGCTATTGATCGTTTCTTGAATGGTGAAGAAATTAATTGGTTAGATGAAAACGGAAGAGCAGAATATAGTTTAGAAGTTTGGAAGATGATTCTTAAATTTGCCGAATTTTGGAATACACATAAACCAGAACTAATTGCTACAGAATATCATTTATTTTCAGACGCTCATGAATATGCAGGTACAGCTGACTTGATTGTTAGATTAAATGATCAAGTTTGGTTACTTGATATTAAAACATCAAATTCACTCCATACTTCATATGATTTACAATTAGCAGCGTATGCTGTTGCTTGGAATGAAACACACGATACTCTTATTGAACGCACAGGTATTTTGTGGTTAAAAGCATCTACTCGTGGTGAGGGTAAAAAAGATGCAATTCAAGGTAAAGGATGGCAATTAAAACCATCAGATGGCATTGCTACTAATTTCAGCATGTTTAAAAACATATATGAAATCTATAAGCTTGAAAACCCAGACTTTAAGCCTATGACGGAGTTATTACCCACGAGTATTAAATTAAATGCCTAATAATTATAAGTGAAACAAAATTTCTCGTTTGAAACATTTATTATTCTTGTTATTGTGTCCTGTATTTTTATTTTCTCAAGACACACTATTTAACAAAAAATTAGACAATATTACGGTTCGTTCCGTAACTAAAAAAGAAACCAACGTAGCTGTTCTTAACACAATTAGGAACAGCTCCGTTATTTCTGATGGCCTATCAGTTGAATTTATTAAAAAAACACCAGATCGTACAGTAGGTGATGCTCTTAAAAGAGTAAATGGTGTTACAATTCAAAACGATAAATTCGTATTAGTACGTGGTTTAGCTGATAGATATAATTTAGCTTTACTAAATAAAACCTACCTACCATCAACTGAACCTGATCGCAGAGCATTCTCATTCGATATTATACCTTCAGGATTAATAGACAATATAATTGTAGCCAAATCGGCTACTGCTAATTTGCCTGGAGATTTTGCTGGTGGTGTTATTCAAATTGCTACTAAAGATGTTTCTAGCAATTTTTTTTCTTTAAGCCTGGGGTCAAGTTATGGAGTGGTGTCTACATCTCAAAAATTCAACTTGGTGGAATCTATTCAGTTCCCTTCAATGTTCCCTTCCACTTACAAATACCGCATAAGCAGTAATGGAGATAAAAGAGCATATACTAAGTTAATTAATTCTCCTCAGGCTAAACAATTTACATCTATTCCTAATACAAATGGATCTTTGTCTTTTGGTTTAAAGAAAAATAATTGGAATTTCTTATTTAGCTCCACAGCTAGAAATACTTACTCTTTAAATTATATTGATAGACAAGATTATCAATCATCAACCGAATTAGCATATAAGTATAAAGATACACTATTTACTAAAACAACACTATTAAATGGTTTAGCTAATATTACTTATACAGGTAAAAATAAATATAGCTTAAAGACATTATTTAATCATCAAATTGAACAATCATATTTAACTCGTAATGGTGAAAATTATGATAATGTTCAAAATGTAAGAAGTAATGCTTCTAATCACATTATTAAAACTGTTGTAAATTCTCAATTTGAAGGTAAAATTAAAACATTAGATTTTAACTTAGGTTATAATTTAATGTTACGTGATCAACCTGACTATAGAGTAAATCCAATTACAAAATCATTAAGTATAAATGAACCTTATGCTGTAGCCTGGAGAGATACATACCGTTTTTGGAGTGTAATGGATGAAAATAGCTTTAATGGTAATTTAAATAAATCATTTAATAAAGTTAAAGTTGGTGGTGGATACCTTAAAAGAACAAGAAACTTTAAAGCCAGAATATTCAGATATGAAGCAGCAGATATGCTAAATGAAATCACAAACAATACAGATAAGTATGTAGCTGATTTTGATTTAGCAAATGGATATGCAATGTACGATAATGAATTTGGGAAATGGAAATTAAATACTGGTTTAAGAACTGAATATAATCTATTTAATGTCAATACAGCTGATTTTAGCGGTACTAAAGTAAATGTAAATAGAAAATATTTAGATGTTTTACCATCATTAAATTTATCTTATAATTTAGATAAAACCAAATACCGCATATCAGCTAGCAAAACATTATCTCGTCCTGAATTTAGAGAAGTAGCTAACTTTGCTTATTATGATTTTGTTAGAAACGCCCAATTATTAGGTAATCCTAATCTAGAAAAATCAGATATCTATAATTTAGATCTTAAATATGAATTTTATCCTAAATCAGGTGAAAATATATCTATAGCTTTATTTGGTAAAAATTTTATCAAACCAATTGAACAAATCGTAGCAGATGGTTCTGTACCATCAAATTTACTTTTATCATTCACCAACCCCAAATCAGCTATAATTTATGGTGTTGAATTTGAAATTCGTAAAAAAGTAAATGAGTGGTTAGATTTTTACACAAATACAGCTTTAACTAATTCTGAAGTTAAAGTAAATGGTATAAAACGCCAATTACAAGGCCAATCAAAATACGTTATTAACAGTGGTTTAAATTTCCATAAAAATAAAAATACATTAAACGTATCATATAATAGAGTAGGAGACAGAATATCAGCAGTTGGATTCCAAGGGTATGCTGATATATTTGAAAATTCTAGAGATATAATCGACTTAGTTTACTTACGTAAGATAAATAAAGGTGAAATCAAATTGGCAATAGGTGATGTACTTGCGCAACCATCTATCTACTACCAAAAAACAAGAGGTAATTTAATCAAAACAAACAACGAACAATCAATCTCATTAACAATCAATCTTAATTTATGAAAAAGCTATTAACATTATTAGCATTAGTAGGGATATTTTCCTGCACTAAAGAATTAGGTGGTGAAGATGGACCTATCAATGTACCATCAAACACTGTACTTAATGGCAATATTAACACAACTATTACCTTAACATCAGACAAGGTATGGACTTTAAAAGGATATGTGTATGTAACTGATGGAGCTAAAATTATTATTCAACCTGGCACCACTATTGTAAGCGATATTGCTGAAAAAGGTGCTTTGTGTATTGAAAGAGGAGCCCAAATCATTGCTGAAGGAACATCTACAAAACCGATTATATTCACCTCAGGTAAAAACGCTGGCGAGAGATCTCCTGGCGATTGGGGTGGTATTGTAATTTTAGGTCGCGCTAAAACTAATCGCTCATCAGAACCAACTATTGAAGGCGGCATTGGTAGAGCATTTGGTGGTACTAATGATGCTGACAATAGTGGTGTATTAAAGTATGTTCGTATTGAATATGCTGGTGTTGCTGCTTTACCTAACTCTGAAATTAACGCTTTAACATTAGGTGGAGTAGGTTCAGGTACTATAATTGAAAACGTTCAAACAGTATATGCTAACGACGATGCATTTGAATTCTTTGGTGGTACTGTATCCCCTAAAAACCTATATGCATTTGCAACAGCAGATGATGATTATGATTTTGATTTTGGTTATACAGGAACTGTAACAAATGGAGTATCAAAGCGTGACCCTCAATTCGTAGATAATGGAGATGCAGGTAATGGTGTAGAATGTGATAATGATGGTGTTGGATCTTCCGCTCAACCATTTACTCATCCTAAATTAGTAGGAATGACATTAATTGGTCCATTTGATGCTGCTGCTTTAGCTAATCACAACTTAGGTTTAAGATGGAGACGTGCTACACAATTTACGATTACTAATTCTAAAATATTAGGATATCAAAAAGGTGCATTTTCAATTGAATCAAATGAAACAGCAACCTCTTATAAAGATGGTGTTAGTAAATTTGAAAATAATGAAATTCAAGCATATGATCCATTATTAAACTTTAAATCAACTTCAACATTATTTACTGCATCTCAAATGAAAACAAAAGCATTAGGTGAAGGTAATATTGAAAAAAATTACACTAAATTAGAGATGGAAGCTCTGGCTAGACCATCATGGATAAATGGATGGACACGCTTCCCAGCTAAAGGTCAATAATCAAAAATAACAAATATTTATAGGTAGCTTGGGCTGTCCAAGCTGCCTATTTATGTTTAATTATGATCCAATTATTAAAAATAGCTAAACAAATATTGTTAGAAGGTGGTAATGTATTTGGTACTACCGATTCAATTGAAAAAGACAATATTGAACCTACAATTGAAAAATTTGTAGATCAATTATCTAAAATATTTCCTGCAAAGGCATCAACGTTTAAAGCATTTGAAAAATTAGGATCTGCTGGTAAAAAAGCCGTGTCAGGTGATATTGATTTATCATATGATATTCAAAATATATTTCCTGGTGGAAAACCTGACTTTAAAGGCTGGGGTGTAGATGAAAACAAATATAATGAACTTTTAGCTCAATTTACTAAAAAAGCTAGAACCGCTACTCCTGAAAAACTCCAATTACGTGCTATGATTGTATTGATTGGAGATAAAATTAACGATGCTTTACCTGACGTTGAAGTTGATCTTAAAGCATCAGGTGCCGGCTCTATATTTTGTGCTATACCTCAATACGGACCTGACGGTGAAAAAGTAGGTAAAGCAGTTCAAACCGATATTAATGTAGGTAATCCTGAATGGTTACGTTTTAGTTATTATTCTCAATCATATGAGGGCAATGTTAAAGGATTACATCGTACACAATTAATGTTAGCTTTATTTGCTAATAAAGGTAAAACATTTGGTCATACTACTGGTGTTTTAGATAAGGAAACAGGTAAGCAGGAAGCATCTAATCCTAAAGAAGCAATCGCTCTATTAAATAAATTATACGGTTTTAATTTAACTCAAGATATTCTTGATGATTATTTCAAATTAGAAGATTATATAAGAAAAAATATATCCAAAGAAGAATATAATTCTATTATGGATAGATATCTTAAAATACTTGACTCAACTAGAGCAGATATACCTGATAATTTACAAAAATATTGGATTGATAACCAAGATAGACTAGGATTAAAAGGTAAATTCTTACCTGATAATTCTAAATTAATTCCTTACCAAAAAGAAAAAGCATAATGTCAGGATCAGCCGGTGGAAATAGGATTACTAGAGCTTCTGTTGCTAAAACAACAGATAATTATATCAACAGGATATTAAAGAAATTTCCTGCTTTTAAAAGTGCTAAAATTTCAGGTTCATATAATACAAGCGCTAAAGAAGATTTTGGTGATATTGACTTAATTGTTAATTTAGAAGCAACAGACAAGAAAAATATTAAAGTAGAGCTAGCTAAATTCCTATCAGCACTACCAGACGACGTTATTATTCCCTTTAAAAGTGAAAAATATAAAGGTAAAAAATACCTCAACACAGGTGAAATTATTACCATACTATATCCTATAGAAGACCAACCAGATCAATACGTTCAAATAGATAATATTGTTTCTGTTAGTGATGATGAAGCTGAATTCAAGAAAGAATTTTTAGATTATCCTGCTGAAATACAAGGACTATTATTAGGATTAGCTAAGGTAATATGTCTAGAGGAAGATCCTAAATCAATATTTGCTCGTATGGGTATAAAAAATGTACCTGTACTAGAAGCAAATCAAGAATATGAATTTAACTTATCAAGCGCCGGTTTAACATTACGTATCGTAACGTTAGATAATTTTAAAGAAACTGATCGTACCGAAGTATGGAAAACTAGCAATTGGTCTAATATCAAAAAGCTATTTACCAACTACAAAATAGACGGTAGCTTCGAGGAACTGTTAAATAATATATCATCTAAGGTACAAAATCCACGCTCTAAAAACCGCATTAAAGGCGTTTTTAACTCGATGGTATCTATTAAAAGTGGTGAAGTAAATACGCCAAAAGGCGATAATAAACAAAAATCATTAGATAAAGTAAATTCAATGCTAAGTGAAACTAACCTAGGTAGATACATTGCATCATTGCTACTTGAACAAAGTGAAACAACAATAGCACTATTTCCAGGCAAATTCAAACCACCACATAAAGGTCACTTTAGTGTAGTAAAACAATTACTTAATAAAGCAGATCAAGTAGTAGTATTAGTTTCACCTAAAATACATGATGGTATTTCACCTGATGAGAGTGTTGCTGCTTGGGAATTATACAAAGACCAATTAGTAGACGGTGATAAAGTAGAAATAAGAGTATCAGCTGTTACACCTGTTAAAGATGTATATGATTTTGTAGAAAATAATCCTGAGGTAACAGTATATGCTGCTTATGGTAAAGGTGAAGAAGATAGATATAAAAATTTAAGTAAATATTCTAACGCAAAAATATTCGATGCTGGTAATTTTGGTGGTTTAAATGCTACTGATCTTAGAAAAGCAATACGCGATGGTAATGAGGAAGAAATTAAAAAATTCTTACCTGATGGTGTTGAAGTAGCTGATTTCCTATTAGCAATGGGTAAAGAATCTAAAGAAGAACCCAAACCAGAACCGGCTCCTGCTGAACAACCACCTGCTGAACCATTAAAAGAATATTCTGAAAAGGTTATTAGCCAACTAACAGACAAATTCACACAAGAAAATCCTGAACTATCGACTGAACAGGTAAAAGAATATATTAAACGTTTTGATCAGATTAAAAATAATTTATCTGCAAATAAACGTGATATTTTTCAATATTCATGGAGTGATTTAGAAGATACAATAAAAGATAATCTACAATCAAAACGTATTAAAGCAGGTAAATTAAATGATGGAGATGTTACTAACGCTGAGTTACTATATAATCAAAATAATATTAGGGTATATGAAGGTGGATCTAAAAAATCCTGTATAAAGTATGGTAATGGATATAGTTTCTGCATTTCAGCTCGTGGTTCAAGAAATTTATATGCTCGATACAGAGTAGGATCAGAAGAAGGATCATATGAAGAGTCAGGCCCAGCATCTATATATTTTGTATTTGATGATAGTAGATCTAGTGATAAAGGTAAAAATGGTTTTATAGATCCTACTCATTTATTGGTAATATTGGTTGAGGAAGGAGAAGCATTTTCTGTTACAGAAGCAAACAATGCTGGTGAAGAGCTTTTTAGTACTTTTGAAGAAATGGCAGAAGTATATCCCCAACTTAATGGATTAAAAAATATATTACAATATAAACCTATAGGGGATAGTGATATTGATGTTAAAATATATAATCTTGAACGACAAAAAGAAAAAAAACTAGATAATCTTCTTGATGAATACCCAGCATTGAGTATTATAAGTGGTAAAGATACTAAGAGTGGTAAATCTACAGCAACTAAATTATTAAAAGGAGAACTACAATTATATTTTTACCGATTATTAGCTTATGATAAAAAAAACGGACAACTAAATCCATATATGACTATTCAAAAAAATTATGCAGTTGCTAAAAATGAAAAAGAATTTGAAAAAAATATAAGTGGTTGGATTGATAATGTAAAAAAATTAAACCTAACACCAAAGTTAGAATATAAATTGGTACCCCTCGATGATGAACATGAAGAAATTTTATCAACCTATATTGAAATATCAAACAAATATGATAGAGAAATACTTAAGTTAAAATTAATAAATGAAACTTCTATCAATGAATATTCTAACAAATTAGTTAATGATTTAACTGCTAAATTTCAACAAGAAAAACCTAATTTAGGAGTAAATATTATTCAATCATATATTAATCGCTTTAGTCAAATTAAGGATAGTCCTAGAGTAACTGAAAAAGATATTACTAAATATAACTGGAAAGATTTAGAAACTACAGTTGATGCTAATCAACCAAAGCGTATTAAGGCAGGTAAAATAAATGATGGTGAACCTAGTAAAGATGCTAATCTAGTTTATAACCAAAACGGATTAAGAATATATGTAGGTAAAACTAAAAATGCCTGTATTAAATATGGCAATGGCTATTCATTTTGTATTTCAGCTCGTGGTGATGATAATTTATATTATGATTATAGATATGAAGAAAGTGGCACACCATACTTTGTATTTGATGATACAAAATCATCTGAACAAGATAAAAATGGAAATTTTGTAGATATAACACATCTATTAGTAATATTTGTCCATCCTGACCCAAATGGGGAATTCGTTGATGCTAACTATAATATGTATTCAGATAATGGGATAGACCATTACACTGTAACAACAGCTGATAATCCGGGGGAAGATTTCTATTCTTTCTTTAAGAATATAGAAGATAAGTATCCTAGACTTAAAGGTTTAAAAAATATATTTAAAGATGTAGAAGTAGATCCTAAAGAAAAAGCAGAATATGAATTAGATAAAAAATACAATAGTTTATTAGGTAATCTTAATGATAGTTACGATTATAAGAATGGTAAAAATTATCAAGAAGGATTTCGGGATAAACAATATGTTTTTAGATATATTAAAACTGCTGATAATAAAATTGATGATATTTTAAGTGGTAAAATAAAATCTTACAAAATTATAGCTACACTTAAATATGTAAAAAAAGAGGACAGATATGCAACCTCTTATATATCACAAAACCGAATTGTAAAAGCAGGAAGCGATATAAAAGATGAATATAAAAAATTTGCTGATAATATTTTAATGAGTCTTGCTCCTCCTGGAATTACATTAAAAGATGTTCTTAATGATTGGAATATAAATTCTGAAGAATTAGGCCTTTTAAAAGAATATATGGAAGAAGTTAAACAATTAGTAGACGAATATAGAAAAGAATTAGCTAAAATAAAATTAATGAATGAAGGTTTAAAATCTAAATTACAACGTTTAGACGAAAGTGAAACAGGTACTATTGGAGAATTTATAAAATATGCATGCAAAAATTTGGCAATCCAGAATCCTCCTCGTAGCTTAACCCTCTCCTACGATACTAATCAAGTAAAAGACAGACGCAGTTTTGGTTATTTTGATCCGAATGATAATAAAATATGGGTTTATGTGAAGAATAGAAACATGGCTGATATATTAAGAACATTAGCACATGAATTAGTTCATCATAAACAAAATTTAGACGGACGAATTAGTTATGAAAGTGGAAAAACAGGTAGTGAAATTGAAAACGAAGCAAACGCTAAAGCAGGAATATTATTAAGAGATTTTGGCAAACAAAACAACGAGATATATCAATAAGTTATGAGTGACAACATGTTGAAACGCGAGTTTAAAGATCGCGATGTACAGCGCATGCGCAATATTATTACTAAAGATTATACTGCTAAAACAGTTACTCAAGTTGGTTATACTAAATCACAAGTAGAACATAAGGAAGGTGATGTATGGGAAGAAAAGGGTAAACAATGGACTATTAAAAACGGTATCAAACAAACCGTTACTCGCTTTGATAAATTAAAAGAAGCACTCAATATACCACTAACTTGTCCTAAATGTGACAAAGCAATGAAAAACCACACCTTAAATAAAAAAATGTGGCCTTTACACAAAATGTGTTTTAATTGTGTTGTTGAAATGGAAACTGAATTAAAACGCACAGGACAATTCGAAGAATATGCTCGTAGTTTAACAACACGAGGTATTAAAACACACATTGACGAATTAGAACAATTTGTACTAGAAATAGCATTAGAAGATAGTAATGAAGGTTTCGTAACTGAACAGGGTGACGTTGAGAAATGGGCAGGTAAAGGTATAGACAAGCAAAAAATAACCGCAGAATTACAGGAATATATCCAAAAACTTAAAGAACACATCGGATCTTAATATTTATAGGTAATGATTTACTAATAAAATCAACTTATAAATTACGATGGAAAATAGCAATCTGTGGACAGTGTTAATCACTGCAATTACGGTTTTGGGAAGTACATCAGCTTTTCGCTATTATGAAAGAAGGGCAATTCACAAGGAAAAAGACGAAGATTTTATTCGCCATGATTGCAAAGAACGCATTGCCAAATTAGAAGCATTGCTTGAAGAATCAGCATCTGAAAAAGATGATTTACGCAATTTGATCCTTAAATTGACTTCCGAAGTAGCTGAGTTGCGCATTAAGGTTGATTTTCTCACTCAAGAAAATGATAAACTTAAAAAAGTAAAATAATGCATAGCCTACTTGAATTACTTAAACTCCAAGAAGGTAAAATTGAATACCCTTCAGATCATAAACCCGGTATGAAAGTAACTAAAGGTGGTTCAATGTGTGGTAACTGTGAATATTGGGTTGAAAAGGGCAATTTATGCAATAACAAATATTGGTTACAGTGGCGTGATGGTAATGCTAAAATACCTGTCGCTGCCGACGAATATTGTTGTAATTGGTGGCATTCAAAATAAAAACTATGGCAAACGCAGCACCTAAAAAAAGACCAATGAAATCAAGAAAAAACGGTCTTAAACATAAAAAAAGAATCGATCAAAATAACAAGATATTAAATCAATTCAAATGATTAAGTTATTAGAAATAATAGACGAAGTAGAAGAGTACGACGTTGAAAATGAACAAGACATTTTAGAATTTGTTCAATTCATGGAAGAATATCAAAACGAACTTAACGAAGCTGATTGCGATTGCATGTTAGAAGCTAAGTATCAAGGTCGTACTGTACCATTAGGTAAACCAATGCGTGGTGATTCTAAAAAGTTTAAGGTATATGTTAAAAACCCTAAAACAGGTAAAGTTGTAAAAGTAAACTTTGGTGCTAAGGGAATGAACATTAAGAAAAATAATCCTAAACGCCGCGCTGCCTTTAGAGCAAGACATAACTGTGCCAACCCAGGACCACGTACAAAAGCAAGATATTGGTCTTGCAGAAAATGGTAATATGATTAAATTATTAGACATATTAAAAGAACTTGAAATATCCCCCACAGGACAACTTCAACAAAATTCAGAGGTATCTTCTATATTAAAACAATTAATTGTTCAAGATTTAGGACATCTAATAGGGTATGATGAAGATGAAAATGAAGATGAATGGATTTCTGAGTGGAATTGGGATAATAAACCATACAAGGTATTAACTAATGATGTAGAATATATAGTTTTTTTAGATAATAATCCTAAAATACTTCATGAATTATATAAAGATGCTATAGATTGGCATCCTAAACATGAAGATTTTCAAGATAATTTTGTTGAATCCTATTTTATAAGAGGTGTACAGGATGCATATAAAGGAAACATGAACAACATCAATACAATGATGAATGCAGGATATACAGGAACAACAGATAATTTAGAGATGGTCAAAATTAATGGGAAAAATCAATTATTATATTTTTTTAATATATAAAAAGTGATCAAATTAACCGACATAGCGAAAGAAATTCTTAACGAAGATCGTTGCAAACGAATTGCCGATCGCAAATATGATAAGCCATCTGCCTATAAGTCAGGTGCTATTGTACGTTGCCGTAAAGGTAATATTTGGAAAGGATTAAAAGAAGAACTTATTGATCAATTAGACGAGAAAAAAAAAGAAACCCTTCGCACTTGGTTTAAACGCAAAGGTGCACCTGGTAAAACAGGAGGTTGGGTTGATTGTAATACATGTCGCGAGGTAGACGGTAAGAAAAAATGTAAACCTTGTGGCCGTAAAAAAGGTGAAACGCGAGCAAAATACCCTTCCTGCCGCCCAACACCTTCACAATGTTCAGATCCTGGTAAGGGTAAAAAATGGGGTAAAACAAAGTAATGAGAAATATAGATAGATTTATATTACACGTTGTACACAATTGGAAAAATGAGCTTAATGAAGCTTATGGCGAAAACGCTATAAAAGGTTTTATTAAAAGATTCCAAGAAGAAGCTGATGATCTTAATATTCAAATCACAGATGACCAATTAAGAGCATATATCAATACTTTTGATCGTATTAAGGAAAAATTACCTAGCGATCAAAGAGATTTAAATAAATGGTCTATAGCTAAATTCATTAGATTAGTTACTGCAACTAAAGGTGAAGAAGGTGTTGAAGAACTAGATATCACCCCAGATGTTGTATATCATAATGACGATAATACTATTGTTATATATAATGGTAGTAAACAAGATAACTGTATTAGATACGGTGATGGAGAAAAATGGTGTATAACTAGATCCTCATTCCCTAGCTATCGTTATAGTGCATACAGATCTTATCCAACATTTTATCTAGCAAAAAATAATAATCTTTCAGATGGCGATAAATTAAGTTTTGTTGCTATTCAAGTTAGAGATCCTAAAACAACTAATGAAAATGAAAGATACGTTTATACAAATAGAAAAAATTCTCCTCACGAATCAAATCCAATGGATTTTGATGGGTTGTTAAGTGAAGTTCCTTGGTTAAGAGATATACCAAATATTAAATCTATTTTAAAGTATATCCCTATTTCTTCAACTGAAAAAATGACCCAACAATACAGAAATCAATCTGTAGGTTATAGAGAATGGACTAAATTCCCCTTTTCAGCAAAACAACAATACTTAGTAGTTAGAAAAAATAATAGAAGTAATGAATTGTTTTCTGATATTAGTGATGAAGAATTTGTAGAAAAATATTTACCTAAATATCCTGAATTAGCTAAATTTATAGCTGAATCCCCTGGTGTTATTGATTCTGTTACTTTATTGAAAAATTTAGATAAGTTCCCAAATCAAATTAGAAGATCAATAACAGCAAATCTCCAAAATGAAATTCCTTTAAAATACCTTTCGCAAGAAAAGATTCCATTTGATGTTAAAAAACTTATAACTCAATTAAATAAATGGTATTTAGAGTCTGATGAAAGAGTATATATTAATAAAGAAGGTGATACTATAGTTAAATTAGAATTGGGAGATGATATTAAAATAGGATTATACCAAGCCGAAGATGATTTCCCCAACATCAAATTAAACAAACGTACATCAAAATATCTTATTGACTACCCAGAACTAGATAAAATCCCTATAAGAAATCTATTGAAATTAGCTCAAGATGAAATTATTGATAGAAGTTTAATTACAAAAATATTAGACAATGCTAAAAAGGATGAAAATTCTGCCTTAATAGTTAAACCAGTAGAAGGTGGAGAAATTGTATTAGATTCTAACTCATTCTCTTCATATAAAGTAGGTGAAGACGGAAAAATAACATCAGTTCCCTTTGATAATGAAGAAGTACAACAAGCATTTACTGATGCTAAAGATAACGAATCATTCCAGCAAAATGCATTAAATTTATTTAGAGATGATGAACGAAATATTCCTGCAACTATAGATAAAGATGCTTTAACATCGATTATTAATGCTATTCCTTATAACCAAAGAATAGTACAATATGGGGATATCCCATCAGTAGTATTAACGGCTTCTGGTGAAAGATCAGCATTTTTATTAATGCCTGCTACTATTAATCCACGCCAACAAAGATCAATTGCTGATTATAGTGGTAATAATTGGAGAAGCAGAAATACCTCAACTAGTCTAGATGCTAATGAATGGAGATCCTATTTTGCTTATTTAAGAGCAACAAATCAAACATTCAATGATAATGATTTAACTACACTATTAGGAAATCAAGGATTTAGTATGATTGGTAACTCTAAAAAAGACTTTATATCTAGCAACCCACCAGTATCAGATACTAACAGATACAAACCAGCTATGAATGGTAATACTGCTTTACTTATCAACACAGCAGATCCAAGAAATAGCTTTAAAGTATCTGATCAATCAGGTAAATTAGTTAAAGCAAATGTACCTAGCGCATTAGCAAGACAATTACTAGGACAAGGACAACCAGCAGCTGGTCAAATAGCTGCTCAAGTAGGTGGTATTGCAAGAAGAGGTAGACCAGCAGGACAACCAAATGCTCCTCGTCCTCAACAAGCCGCTGCACCTGCAGAAGGAGAAGTTGGAATAGGAGATATTTTTCAAAATGCTGGAATCCCTGCTACTCTCACTACTGCTAACTTCATAATAAGAAACTGGCCAAGAAACTGGTTACCAGGTATTACAGTAGGTAATAGAGGTGTTGCTCGCCGCCAAAATCTAATAGGTGGAAGAGGTAGGGTTAACCAAGTATATGAAAGTGGACAAAGTGCTATATATAATATTCGATTAAATAACAATACAAATGTATTATCTGTTGTAATCCAACCTGGAAATAATCATTTCCTTATTATACAGAATACCCTAGTAAGGTTAGATTCACCTGCTAATTTACTACAAGCCTTACAACAACGTAATTTGGCAGAAATTCATCGTTATATTGTAAATGAATATTTTGACCGCAATCCAAGTCACTTAACAGAATTTAAAGAATTACTACGCAAACACATAAACGAAAAAAAGAAATAAAATGAACAAAAATAAACTTAAAGAAATCATCCGTGAGATCGTTGATAGAGTATTAAACGAAAATGCTCCGGCACCTAGTAAACCAAAACCATCTCCTGGACCAGCTGTAGCACCAGGTAAACCAGATACAGGTAAACCAAAACCACGTCGTCCATTAGGTAATCCTGAAGTTAAACCTGCTCCTAAAGCAATGAACGAAGAAGAAATGCTTAAAAAAATTGTAGCACGCTTTAAATCTAAAAAATAATGAGCCGCTTATTAGAAGTCGATTACGAAAAGATATTTTCACCTAAAACAATGACTGCCCTAAAAGGTAAATCAGGTGAATCATTACGCCAAATGCTTGGTGATAAAAATCTAATGCAAACAATGGTGCGTTCACAAGCATTATTAGGTGAAATTATTCAAGCAGAAGAAGGATATCGCGATGAACTTGAAATGGTAGCTGCCCAAATGGTAACTGATGCTTACCCAATTATTGATTATGCAAACATCAAAATTGATGCTAAGATAGTTGATATGGGAGATCTAAACATGGGAATGGGAGGTGGTGAAGAAAGTTTAGATAATATGCCTCTTGAAGCTGAAAAAGCAAAACGCCGTATTATTAACGGTATTACACAAGGTGCCTCTATTAGAGGTGCTTTTGGCTTTATGCTCTTTAGAGAGTACCTTGACCAAATCAGTCCAGAATTGGTTGAAAAATATAGTGAAATATTAAAATTAGCATTTGGTATATATGATGATGAGAATGCAATTGCAATGATGTTAGCAATGCTTGCTCAAGGTCAAAAAATGCAAGGTGGTGAAAGTGAAATGGAATATGATGAAGAAAACGAGCAATTTGTAATCAAGGCTCGTGCTATTTGCTTTCCAATGTTAGTACATGAAATAGTAAAAGGTTTATATGAAATCGTTGGAACTGAAGGCTTTGGAGCCGATAAAGAAAAAAATCAAGCCATTGTTGGGGCTGTTGACAAGCTCTCAAATGAGCCTCGTGATTTACAGTATGGTAAATTTATTTATGATGCTATATCTGATTTATATAATGAATCGAATATAGATGATGCACGCGTTCGTGAATTGTTTTTTGCTGAAGTATATAAATTGATTGACGATGAATTTTTTCCATTCATTGAAAACGCAATCAATGGCGAATTAAAACCATTACAACGTAAATGGGCAATGGATACAATGCGTGACATTGAACGTGACTTAAGAAAAGACGACACGGGATTAGCCGATCTAGATGAAACTTTATAATATTTATACACATAAACACAACAAAAACAAAATCATGAATATCACAGAAGTACGTAGCGTTGTTCGCCAAGCAATTGCCGAAGCAATGGAAGAAAAAGGTGGATTACCAAAAAGTGGTGGTAAATTAGTACACCTTAAAAAAGAATTACAAAGCCTTAAAGGTATGAGAGAAGCATTAGGTCAATACCAAATTGCTGAAGGTGGCGAATCCGCACCAGGATTCGTAGCTGAATATGCTCATATGCAAAAGTTTGTAAACGAATTAGAAAAGATTAAGTCTGCTCATGCTAAATTAGCTGAAATGCTTGACAACCAAATTTCTGAAGTTGAAGGTAAAGTTTCTTCTGAAACTGAAAAGATTAAAGAAATGATGGGTCTTATCGAAAAAGCTAAAAAACCAGCTGTTGGTAAAAAAGACGATAAAAAAGCTGATAAAAAAGAAGAGCCTAAAAAAGACGAAAAGAAAGAAGAGCCTAAAGAAGAAAAGCCTGTAGCTAAAAAAGCACCTGCTAAAAAAGATAAATAAAATGATTAAACTCATTGATTTATTAGAAAATCTTGATCCTGTGGGCAAAGAAGATGCCGACATCAACAATGATGGAAAACAGGATAAGACAGATAAATATCTTTTAAAGCGCCGTCAAGCAATAGCTAAAAAGATGAGAGAAGGCCACTTAAGTTGGCCTCCAACTCAAGATCACGAAGCTACAATGGCTAAAAGTGAATTAAGAGATATGGTTAATAATGCTGCTAAAATATATCAATTAATTGAACCCAACCAACAATTGCCTGGATGGGTATCAGCATATATTACCTTAGCTTCAGATTATATGCATAGTATAGCTGAATATCTAACTGAGGAAGAAATCCAATATAGCCAAAATTCAGATAGTGAGTAAAAAAATATTATTAGAGAAATATATTAAAGTGGCAGTGCGTAAAGCTCTAGCAGAACAAGAAGCAAGAGAGCAACGTGCTGCTAAATCTATGTATTTAATATATCGTTTTCCTGGTTTAAAAAAGATTGTAGAAGACTTAATGTCTCCATCATTTGGTCGTTTTATTACTGAAGTTAATTTAGTTGCTCCAAAACCAACTACATTCAACCTCAAATTAATTAACGAACAAGAATTCACAATTGTGTATGACGGCAAGAAAAATTACACAGCAAAAGTAGCTGGTAAGAGATATAATATGCAACAATTAGGTGAATTAGAAAGAGCACAACAAGGAATAGCTGATTTATTAGAATTAAATTATGCTGTTGGTGATAAAGAAGAAGGTGGCGGTGAAGCACCTAAAGCTGATGCTGGTGCTGAAGCATTTACAGCAGCCGCAGGCGCTCCAGAAACTACACCTCCAGCTGAAGAACCAGCTCCTGAAGCGCCAGCCGAAGAAACTCCACCACCAGCAGAAGCATAATATGGAAGTTATAGACAAAATATTAAATGAGTGGTCATTTCGTTGCCACGATGGGATTGTTGATTTAAACGATCCTATTAAACTGTCTCTCTTACAGGAAATAATTCAAGAACATGAATTAGAAGAAGCTATGCTATCGTTAAAATCAATTAAAAAACGTCCTGATCAGTTTTCAAATAAATTTTACGATAGTAAGCCTTTTAGAATAGGAGTAAAAGGTGAAGATGAATTTATTATTGATTATGTTGCTGTAGGTGATGAAATTTTTAAAGCAGAAAATAAAGAAGAAAAATCCAATTTAGTTGGTGCTTTTAGAGATGCTGCTTCTGCTCGCGATATAAAATTAGTAGGCAAACTAAATGGACAGGAAACTGCATTAAGTATAAATGCTATATATAAATCGGCTGATTTAGGAGGACAAGAAGGTGGAGGAAGAGGAGTATCAAATGAAACTGAATTAGTAAATGTTATTAATAACTATATTGAACAAAATGATAATAATCCTCTTACTATTAAGTTTATAGCTAAAGAAGGTCCTGAAATTATAGTAGAAGGTGTAAAAAAGGCTGAAAATATAGGTTATAAAGGTAAAAAATTAGGAATGAAAGGAGATGTAATGCTATACAGCACATCCCAAAACCAAAGTATCTCAGTTAAAAAAGATGGAATTTATTGGTGGAGTAGCGAAAGACAACAATTTTCAGATTTGCTTAATAAATTTGTTGAACAAGGCAAAGCAGGAAAAATTGATAATCTAATACTTAAAGAAAATCCTTTTCAATCATACGTTTTAGATATGATTGATCCTAGGGATGATAAAAGGTATGGAGTGGTATTAATAAAAAATTATCCACCTCTAAATGATGAAAAAATTGTAAAACAAATTGCTTTTGGATCTGAAGATGCAAAAATAGTACAACGTTCTTTTTCTAAGGGTGATTTTAATTTACAAGATGGAATATTAAATATTAGTACTACAAGAAATATAGATAATATAAATGATTTAACTGAAGAAGATAAACCAATTATATGGTTAGCTCGCCATGAAAATCAAAAATATGGTATAGATTTTAGAACAATACCTTATAAACAAGCTAAATTTGAATCTAAAAGAGGAGGAAAAACACTAGTCATTGACTATAACAATGCTCCTGCTTTACAATAAGATAGAACAGATTTATAGCCTGTTCGCTCGTAAGAGACAAAAATATTGGAGCTGTAGCCCACCCTAAAGGTGGGCTTTCTCTATTTGTAAGTCAAAATAAATTTTATACCTTTATAGTATGAATATATTTTACATTAATACCGATCCAATCACAGCAGCACAAGAGCTTGCTGATGACCACATCCGCAAAATGCAAATTGAATCAGCACAAATGTGTTGTACTACACATTGGGCTATTGGTAAAGAAGCTCCATACAAAAAAGCCCATTTCAACCACCCATCAACTAAATGGGTACGTGAATCAATTCAACATTATCGTTGGTTAGTAGAACATGGTTTGGAAATTTGTAGTGAATTTATTAAACGCTATGGTAAACGCCATAAAACACAAGATGTACTTGAATGGTGTAAATTAAATGAACCTTCTATTCCAGATAATGGATTTACTCCGCCCCCACAATGTATGCCTGATCAATTTAAAGGTGAAGATACTATTTCTGCTTATAAAAAATTTTATATAGAAGATAAAGTCAAAATAAAGAACTTATCTTGGAACAAATTAAACAACAAACCAAATTGGATTAATATATGAGAAATCATCAAAACGCAATTAGAGGATGGAATAATATGGTTAACAGTGCTGTTCCTGCTGAGAGCAGAATTAAAACAGCTATTATTCCTCCATCTCCAATAGAAGAAACGCCACCACCTGTAAAAGAAATACTAACATATAAGAAAATTGTAATTGTAGGTGCCGGTGTAGCTGGTATTAATGCTGCTACTAAATTAGTAGATAATGGCTATCCTGGTGAACTAATCACTATTATTGATAAAGGTAATGATCCACATAGCCGTTTACCTGAAGAAGTAATGACTGGCATGCTTGGTGCCGGTGGTTGGTCTGATGGTAAATTAACTTACCACACAGCAATTGGTGGTCAATTATCTAAATACTGTGGTGAAGAAAAAGCTATGGAATTAATGAAACAAGTAGTAGATAACTTTACTCGTTTCCACCCTAAACCAGAAGAAATATTTATGTCTGATCCACAAGAGGAACCTGAATTTATCAAACCATACTTTGGTTTGAGAATGTTTCCTGTATGGCACATTGGATCTAATTTCTTACATGAGATTGCTAAAGCATGGTATTCATATTTAGGTGATAGTGGTGTTAATTTTACATGGAATGCTACTGTTAGCAATATCCATTTTGAAGATAAAAATCTATTATATTACTCAGAACATCCCGAAATATTGTTTAATATTGAATATGATACCCTTATATTCGCTGTGGGTAAATCAGGTATTGATTTTGCCCAAGCACTATCAGATCAATATAAACTACCTAACGAACCTAAATCAGTACAAATTGGAGTTCGTTTTGAGGCACCACAAAAATACTTCCAGAAATTAATCGATGTAAGCTATGACTTTAAACTCTATCAAAAATTCGATAATGTATCCCTTCGTTCTTTTTGTACGAATAATAACGCTGCTTATGTGGCAGTTGAGGAAACATATGGGGATGTAAGTTATAATGGTCACGCCAAAAAAGGTAAGGAATTTGAAAATAAAATGACTAATTTTGGTATCTTAATGGAAATTAAAGGTATTGAAGATCCATTTAAATGGTCACGCGATCTAGTAAATAAATTACAAACAAAACCTAATAATACCGGTTTATATTTTTCACCTAAAGGTACACGCAATCCATCCAATACATCAGAAGGAACACCTATCAATACAGCCCAAATTGATGAAATTGGATTGAAAGATGTAGAAAAAGAATTCCAAGGATACTTTAAATATATTACTGATTTTATTTTTGATATGAATAAAGTATTTAAATTTGGTAATGATTGGGGGATGTATATTCCTGAGGTAAAATATCTATCACCTGAACCACTTGTTAATTATCATAATTTATCACTTACAGAATACCCAAATGTACACTTTGTAGGCGATGCCTTATCAGCTCGTGGTATTACAGTTTCCGGTGCACATGGTATTTATGTTGCAGAATCACTTTTAAAATAAAACAAACATGTCAGAAGTAAGAAAAATGAAAACAGCAGATGGTAGTATTGTTTACTATCTAGACGGTAAAATGCATAATTGGGATGGACCTGCTTATATTCCACAAGGTAATAAACGTGCCTCTGAATATTATTTATTTGGTATTAAACATACTAAGGAACAATGGGAAGAAAAGAAAAAAGATGTTAATGGACAACCTTGGTATAAAACAGCAGCTGGTAAATCTGCAGGTGCTAGGGTTTAAGCAAAATTAATATTATATCTTTATAACATGAAAGAAGTAAAGGAAAGAAAGTTTACTCGTGTATATGAAGATGAAGAAACTATAGAAACATGGACTTTTGATTTAGATAAATTCGACAAAGGTCCTATTTCTGTAGATATTAAATATAAAGCAGGAGCAGATAAAGCGATTAAAGCACGTGCTAAGGAAGCTAAACAAATTAAAAAGACAGCACGTCAAATGAAAAAAATTAATAATAAAAAATGAGAATAGGATTAGCTGGTACAATGTCTGTAGGTAAAACTACATTAGCAAAAGCATTAGGTGAACTAGATCAATTTAAAGATCATAGTGTACAAACTGAACGTAGTAAATATTTACGTGATTTAGGTATTCCACTTAATACTGATTCTACACTGCGTGGTCAATTTGTATTTCTAGCTGAACGTTCTACTGAATTGCTATACGATAATATTATTACTGATAGAACAATTTGGGATGTCTGCTCATTTACTCTATCAGCAAAATCAATTAGTGATTTCGAAAAACGTGCATTTGTTGAGGCTGCTATGCATCTTAAAGATTATTATGATATGGTTATTTATGTATCACCCAATGGTGTTGATATAGAAGATAATGGTATTCGTGAAACTAATTTAGAATATAGATCAAAAATAGATACTGCTATTCAAATGGCATTAGAAGAATATAAACCTAATAAGTTAATTAAGGTAGAGGGTACAACTGAGGAACGTATCGCTATAATTTTACAAAATATTTAATATTTATATGTATAACGACCAAAACATGAATAGAAAAGATTTACAAGAACTTGTACGTAAAGCCATACAAGAAGTAATAAATGAAGCCGACATTTCCCCAGCTGAAAAATCAGCAAAAGATGCTGAAATGAAAGCAATTGATGCTAAAATTAAAGCATTGCAACTTAAAAAAGGTGATATATCTTCAGGTAGAGAAGAAATTACAGAAGATGCTATTGATGAATTAGCAAACGTAGCCGTACGCTATGAACTAGCTCCGGATGCAGCTGCTGCTGATTTTGCAGGTAAAAAAGCAAGAATTGTATCAGCAATGCAAGCTACTGAAGAACCAATGTCTAAAATGGATGTAGCTGGTGCTTTAGGATATGATAAACAAAATCCAATTAATGCTGATTTTATGGCACTTGTAGCTGATGGCGTTATTATCCCATCAGGTACCCAAGCAGCTCCACGCCTTAATCGTCCTACGACTGAACCAGCAGGTGAAGAAGTACCAGCAGGTGAAGAAGGACCAGAGGGTGGTTTAGCAGGTGATATGAGTGATGAAGAAATCGAAGCATCATTTGCTAAAGCAATGGGTAGTGGTGATGAAGAGCCTGAAGCAGGTGAAATTGAAACTGCTGATATATCTGCTGCTTCAATGTCAGATGACGATTATGAAGCATTTATGCAATATACTGATCTTGAAGGTCGTTTAGCTAAAGTTAAAAGCGATATTTTAAAAACTAAACGTTCTAGAAGAGATATTAGTGATATTACAGATGAACCATCTTCTGAAATTGAAAATCTTCGTGGATTGAAAGATAGATTACAAAAGAAAATGAATGATCTATTAGCTAACTCTGAATATTTACAAAGACGCCAATCTAAAATTACAGGTAAACCAATTGAAAAACCAGCAGCTGAGCCTGAAGAAGAAGAAACATTAGATGAATGGATGAAAGGTAGAATGCAATATTACGCTGGTATTAAAAAATAATATATGAAAAAATTAGTTTTCCCTCTTGCAGTTGTAGCTTTATTGTTTTGGGTATTTGTTGATAAATGCCAATTTGATGGATTATCAAAAGAATTTGTAGCAAAACAAGATAGTTTAACTCATGTTGTTGATTCTTTAGAAGTAGATATTGATAAAAGAGATTCTGTTATTGATGAATTATATGTTCAAAGCTTAGAATTGGATTATCAATTAAGTAATCAAAAAGAAAAAGTAATTACTGTTACTAAATGGGTTGATTCATCTAAAAAGAAAATTGACACTTATTCTGAAGCAGAACTTATCTCCTCATTCAATCAACGCTACCCAGAAGATACAGTTACTAATCCACTCCCAGTAGCACAACCAGTATTAGTTAGTGCCGCTAAAGATTTAGTTGAATTAGATGGTGCTAAACAAATTATAGTTGTTAAAGATAGTGTTATTGCTTTAACTGAAGATAAAGTTATCCTTAGAGATAAAATTATTGATGAATTTAAAGGCAAAGAAAATAACTACAAAGGTATCATTACTATCAAAGATACACAAATTGCTGATTGGAAAGACCAATATAAACAAATTCAATTACAAAATAAGAAACTCAAAATCCAAAATAAATTTGTTAAGATAGGAACTGGTGTTGTTATTGGTGGATTAGTTTATACGTTGTTAGCTAAGTAAACTCTTGCATGCCCATACGCGAGCCCAATCGATAAGATTGGGCTTCCCTTATATATTTATATATATGAGTCAAGCCAATATTAAAGAAATAATTAAACAGGAATATGTTAAGTGTGCTACTGATCCTGTACATTTCTTCCGTAAATACTGTTATATTACACACCCAATCAAAGGCAGAATTTTATTTCACCTTTACCCATTCCAGGAACAAACACTAAATGATTTTAGAAATAATCGTTTCTGTATCATTAATAAATCAAGACAGTTAGGTATATCAACATTAGTTGCTGGTTTTTCTTTGTGGATGATGTTATTTCAAAAAGACAAAACAGTACTTTGTATAGCAACAAAACAAGAAACAGCTAAAGGCATGGTTGAAAAGGTACAGTTTATGTATAATAACCTACCTAGCTGGCTAAAAGGCAATCAAAAACCAGTTTCAGACAATAAATTATCACTTAAATTAGCTAATAACTCTCAAATTGTAGCTACATCAGCAGCATCAGATGCAGGTCGATCCTACGCCGTGTCTTTATTATTAGTGGATGAGGCTGCGTTTATTGAGGGTATTGATAGAATTTATACAAGTATTAAACCTACAATTGCAACAGGTGGAGGAATTATTGCTTTATCTTCTCCAAATGGTGTAGGTAACTGGTTTCATAGAATGTATGCTGAGGCTGAAATAGGTAAAAACGACTTTAAAGCAATTAAACTACCTTGGAGCCTACATCCAGATAGAGATGAAGCTTGGGAACAAAGAGAAAGAACAAACATGTCACCTAGAGAATTTGCTCAGGAATATGAATGTGACTTTTTAGGTTCTGGTAATTCAGTAGTTGAACCTGATTTATTATCATTTTATGAAGAAACATATTTACAAGATCCTGTGGAACGCAGGTTTATGGGTGGCGACTATTGGATTTGGCAGTATCCTGATTATAGTAAGCAGTATCTTGTATGTGCTGATGTTGCTCGCGGAGATGGTAGCGACTTTTCTGCTTTCCATGTCATTGATGCGACGACTTGTGAGCAAGTGGCTGAATATAAATCGCAAATTGACACTCGTACTTTTGGAAACATGCTTGTTTCTGTTGCTACTGAGTATAATAATGCTTTGCTCGTGGTGGAGAATGCGAATGTTGGATGGGACGTTATTAATACTATTATAGAAAAAGGATATCAAAAATTATATTATTCACCTCGTGCTTATGGTGAAATGCATATAGATAAATGGCTAGATAAAATGGATAAAGAACAAACGGTTCCTGGTTTTACAATGTCATCCAAAACAAGACCCCTTGTTGTTTCAAAAATGGAGTCGTACATTCGAGAGAAGGTCTTTGTGTTTAGATCAAAACGTTTATTAGAAGAATTACGTGTGTTTATTTGGCAAAATGGTAAAGCTCAAGCACAAAACGGTTATAACGATGATTTAGTAATGTCTTTAGGTATAGGTTTGTTTACAAGAGATACTGCAATGAAATTTTATGAGCAGGGTATGGATTTAAACAGGGCTATGGTATCTAGTATTACTAAAACAGGTTATATAGGAGGACCAACAGTACCTAGTGGATATCAAAACCCATTCATGATTAATGATGGTCGTGGGGGATTCGAAGATATTTCATGGGTACTTGGTTAATAAATATTTATTGGTATATTATTAAATACAAAACATGGCTGAAAATCAAATAGGCTTATTCGATAGATTAAGACGTCTCTTCAGCACAGACGTTATTATAAGAAATGTTGGTGGCAATCAATTAAAAACCATAGATGTTGATAAAATTCAAGCATATGGTAATGTAAAGACCAACGCTCTTATTGATAGATTTACTAAGCTACACCGCTATGGCGCTAATATGCCATACAACCCTACAATGAATTACCAAACACTTCGTATTCAGTTGTATACTGACTATGAAGCTATGGATACAGAATCAATCATTGCATCTACTCTTGACATTATTTCTGATGAATCTACTTTAAAAAACGAAGTAGGTGAAATATTACAAATTAGAAGCGCTGACGAT